CGGTTTCCGATGTTAATAGACAACTGAGCTTGAGTTCCACCAGTCTGAACAGCTGGGCCAAGACCGTAGAAAGTCTGAGTAGCCTGATTTGAACGGTTCTGAATAAACTGGCGCGCCAATATGTAGATAAGAGCAGGCATTGCCTGAAGGCGAATAGTATCGCTCTGAAGCTGCCACTGGCTTGCCGCCGGATAAGCACCGATATTTTGGGTAAATGTCTTAGAGAAATAAACAACGTTTTCGTAATTGTAGGAAACCACGCGAGGAATGCTAACAACTTGAGGATTGACCTGAATATAACGAAGCTGAAGGCGAGGGTTGCCAATAACGACATTTGTGGCAACAAGCGCGGGAAGGTTAGGATTAGCAGTTACGAACATATCATTCAGGTTCGAGAAGTTAAGCAAAAGGTTGAGAGTATTGACATTTGCCAGATAGTTGTCATTATCCATAAGAGTAAGGGGAGAAATCACAATTTGCTCGCTAACGCTAAACGTAACAGTAATATTATTACCATTAGCAGACACAGCATTAGGCTTAAAAGAGCCACGAGTACAAGCACACATGCTATTTTCTAGCTTAGAAAGAGGCTGACCACTCACATCGCTTTGTTTATAAACATAAGCCGTTCCTAAACTAGCAATACCAGCAGCAACCCAGAGTGTCTGAACAGCAATAAATGAAACTTGTTGAACAGTTGAAGTACTATGTAATTCAGTAATGCTCACATAAGTCCCAACAGCAGGCGGCGCCGCACCCGTAGGGGAATAGATATAAGGCACATTAACGCCACCAATAGGAACGTTGAAGTTAATAGCACCAGCCGCCACAACGGCCGCCCAATTAGCATAAGCACCAATAGCAACAGTAGGCTGTTTGCCTAGCATAATACCATCACTCAGAAGAACGGCACGATTATCAAGCATAGAAGGAGCCTCAGAAGACTGATTCCTTAAGTATTCATCAGGAACTCGGCGCATCAGAGGGTCAAGCACCTGACGAGAGTTAATAGTAGTAGTTCCAGAGTTGATAGTCAAACTAACGCTATCACAGCAGGATTGAAGGGCATATGGCGCGCGAAGAGCAGTATCAACGAACTGATTGATATCGTAGCCAATAGTAGGAGCCTGAGCAGGATAGAAATTATCAATAACACCAGAAAAATGAGGGGTTTGGGCAGCAGTAGAGTCATATGTAAGGCTAACATCGTACCTCAATCGCATATTGCGGGATACCAATGTAGTAGCAAGATTAGGGGTTACGATATTTTGAAATAAAATCTGATTAGTAAAAACTGAGCCGTCAGGCGTAATTTCAAAATCATTTACATTAACACCTGAATATTTGATGAGTTCATCAAACTCATGGCTGACATTGACACGATTATCGAGAACAAGCCGAGCAGTAGCGGATGACATTTATAGGTTTTTAATTATAGAAACTATTTTTATTTTGGAAAAATACTTTTTTTAAAAAGTATGAGAAAAACATAAAAACAATAACTTATACTTTAGAATTTTGAAATGCTAGATGTCCTTTAGTTTTTATATGATTGGATTTATAACTTTTAGAGTATTCTATTCCACAATCACATAAAATCATTATATGCTTATTACGTTGTTGATATGCTAGGCATTTTTTTCGGTTGGCTTCCTTCCTTTCTTCAGGAGTATAAATTTTCCTTGGAGGCTTAGGAACATAAGTTTTTTTATTCCATTCGGCTTTATAAATAGTTCGTTCTTCATTGGTAATTACTGGTCTAGCTTTATTAACACATACATCACGATGTAAATCTATATAATGCCTCTCACGTGCTCTTAGTTGTTCTTTATTTTCACAATTGACTTCTTCTAATAGTATAATTGATACATTATCTAAAGATAGAATATTAAAGCTTGAAACAAGTCCTTTATTTTCACGTGGATTATTTAAATGATCAGTATAATCATATTTATGACTTGCTAGGCGTTTTGGTAGAGGTAAAGTAGTAGAACCTATATAGATTCTATCACTATTATCGCTTATAATCTTGTAGATCTTGCTGTGATTGTATTTATTAGTCATTTTTAAATATAATAATTTTACTTTTTCTTAAGTTTGAAAACTAATACTTTTTTATAAAATCAAGCAAAGCCGTGTAGTTCGAATTAGGAGCTAGGAGTAGCGGGTAGGTTGTAAAGTCTTTGTAAGAATAGAGCACATCTATTTGAATTCGATTTATAGAATTGGTAGATGCTAGTACATAAGGCCTCATAAAATTGGGCTGAAAGTAGAGCACACCATTGTTTTCAATAAGAGAGCTAGTAGGAACGTCAATAGTGGCTATAATTCGGTTAGTTTGATTGTTTCCAAAATAACTATCAGCCACGAAAATAGTATTACTTTGTAGGGCAATTTTATCTAATTGATTGAATTGCCAAATGCTAGAAGCAGTTTGATCTTTAGAGGTTGACCCTACGTCTAGTATAATCTGATTGAATCCGTTGAGCTGAGATAAAGCACCCGAATACGGTAGATTAGGATAAAAGCTAATCAGTTGAAGAAGAGCATTATTGAAATAGATAGCGTTGCCGGCAGTAGTATATCCTGTAGCATAGTTTAATGTTGCTATACCTGAGCTATAATTCAAACTAATCGTAGGGGCGCTTCCAAGTGGCGAAGGATTTCCCTTTTTCATCTGGTTGAAGGCATTTGTAAATGCTTCATTTATTTTTGCTATTAATATACTGAAAGAATAGATACTAACGGCTCCGGCATAAATATCATCCCCTGCTTTTGCGAATATGTTATAAACACCATTCAGAATTTGAGAATAGTTCAAAGCTAGAGAAGAGTTGAATGAATAGAACAAATTACCATTTTGATATGGAACAATATAACTAGCAGTCGATTCATCTTTTGCGATAGTTTTAATTTGCGCATCGGTAATTATATAGGTACTCAAAGGCTGTTGTGATGAGATTGTATAAGTTCTTAGAGTTGTATTATATGTAGGGCTATTATTAGGAGCTGTACTAATATAATTATAAGTTTGAGAAGCTAGAGCCGCTACTTGTATAAATGTTATAGCGCCAGCATTTAGTGTTCCTTGATAAATAGTTTTGTTTGTATTGTGAATAGCATAAATCGTATTAGCATTAGTTCGTGAAACGGCTACTGATGCCAGCGGGATATTGCTAGTTTGCTGAGTCCATCCGATAGGGTTAATTGTTTGATTAAGTAAGTAAAACTGTCCTGTAGCATAATCGCCCTCTGTTCTAATAGTAAATCCCCCACCTGAATTATAATTTTGACTTTGTTCTAGTACAACTATAATTGAATTAGGCGAGCTTTCTTGAGGGCTTAGAATACATAACCATCCATAGTTTGGATTACACCATACACCATACACTCCTCCATAAGGTGGTTGTATTGAGTATATAGTTGTAATTGTATCTACTGAAGCATATCCAGTTGTAAAAGTATATTTAATAACTGATTGAAGTCCACCTGTTTGATTAACGCCACAAAATACGGTGTAGCATCCATTTGTTATATCATTAATATTACAACAAACATTAATGCCTGATGTTCCTGCGGGGAAATTGTAAAGAATAACATTCGCATTATTTGAGGCATCTACAATTCCGAAACTATTGACACCGCTTATAAGGTAGTTTGTATTATAATCTAATGGAGCTAGATAAATATTATCAGTTGAAAGATAAGGTGCTGAAGCATATTGTTGAGTGGCTACTGCTCCCACAAAGGTATAAGTCCGAACAACATAAGTTCCATCTAGTACAATTATATAATTATTATAAGTAATCAATTGAAGGATAGTTCCGGCGCATTCAGCTAGAGTAATAGTTGCTCCGGTTGGTGTTAGTCCGAAATTAGTATAATTTCTAACCACTACAACCTGAGACCCTGCCTTACCTTCTACACAATATACTAGACTATTTAAAGCATTCAATGAAACACAAACTACATCTGGAATTGAAACTGAATTCACTTGTATAGTTGGTTTAATGGCGGCTAGTGTATTATTACTAGCTCCGCGTGTTTCAACTATTCCATTATTCACATACATATAATTGAAGGGTTCCACCGGTGTATTGGATAAATATAGATTATTGTCTGTTCCTACTGCTAGAATAGTATCGGCTGAATTATTATAATCAAATGAAAGAATAGGGTCATTGTTAATTTTAAAATTTACGAAAGTATTAGACCATGTATTTCCAGCATATAAACCGATAGTTGTTAAAATATTGTTTGACTCAATACCATATAATCCTGCTTTATTTGATGCTAGACTTGTCATAAGTGGAGATGTAGTAAGTTGTGTAAAACTTTGAGGGGGATTTGAAACTGGAGTAATAACATAATCAACATAACCATTTGAATCTGCTATAAATCCATAACCGTTATCTGTAATAGCCATAGCACTAAATGCTATTCCATTAGTCAGGATTGTATTACCCAAAGCCTGAACAATTTCACCTGCTGAATTAGTTCCATAAAGTCCATCGTCATCTAAGCTTAAATCTGCTACAATTAAAGTATTATCGGCATTCAAAACATTAGCGCATGTCATATTATTGACTGCTGGATTAGTATAATCTGTATAGGGTTGAGCCGTTTGAAGGTTATAATAGCTTAAAATATTACCATCGTGTCCTATAATGATGGTTGTTAGTGTTGATACTATAAAACGCACATTATTCAGTGTATTTCCTGCGTAATCTTTAGTAATTTCTGCGATTTGAGTAAGAGCTACTGAACCTACTGAATTTACATTATCATAAACATAAGCTAGTGTTCCGGCTTGTGTTTCATCAACTAAAAAGACCTGTTGAACGTCATTGATAAAGATGCTTTTAATTCTAGTATAAGCTGAAGAACTAATTAGTTGAGAAGTAGGTGAGATAATATAGAATGTATCAGCAAATACTTGATTAGAAGAACTGCCTGCCACATAGACATTTAAATAATCATCTAAAAAGAAGTTATAAACATAGTTCATAAATGGCGATAAGTCAATAGTTCCGGTTTGTTTAATGCTAGATGAGCTATAAGTATAAATTCCGATGCTTAGTCCATCAAGACTATAAAGAAAATTGCTTGTACTAGCATTTACTTGTCGAACAAATGCGGTTCCAATATATTGACCTTGTTGAACTCCCAAAGCATAAGTTTTAAGGGGTATATTTGATTGTGTAAGTGGGATTGTATTGAGGGGTATAGTTGCTTTAGCTAGACCAACCTGATAATCACTCGAGTTTTGAATCAAAGGATAAATCAGATTAGCATCAACTGTTGCTTGTATTGGCTGATTAGTCCCATTATATAGGCGAGATTCATAATAAATATTCTGGGTTCTAGCGATATCGGTCATTCTTATTATAATATGAAAACATAAAAAATTCTTAGAAAATCTAAATTGGAACAAATGCTAGATGCTTTTGTGTTTTGAGATGTCTAGCTAAATGTTGTTTTTTAATAGATGCGCCACATTCACATGTTATTTTAATAGCTTTATAAGTTTTATCATACAATTTAATTTTATCTTTGTTTGAATCATTATATATTTTTCTAGTAGTTTTTATTTTTTCTTTTCCCTCTGATGAATTTCTATATTCTTGCTGAGTTCTTGTTGGAATCACTTTATTCACACATTCTAATGTTTCAATAAAATAACGTTCTTTCGCTTCTAACTCCATTTTAGAATTACATGGGCATAGTTCAATTAATACAATTTCAACATCACCTTGTTCAAATAATTTAAAAGCTGTAGATTTATATACTTTTTTACCGTCTTTAAAAAATTTAAATGAGTTTTTATGTAAATGTAGGCGTTTGGGTAAAGGTTGTGTAGTTGAACCGATATATATATCTGGCAAACTATTAGATACTAGCTTATAAATCTTTCCATTTTTGTAATCCATTTTATTCTATTATATTCTATTTTAGTCTTAAATTAGATTAATCCCGCTTCATGCGCTGTTATAAAATAGCTAGGGACGCTCTTTCTAACTAAACACCACCGAGAATTTGTATTTAAAACTTCGTCTATTTGGTCTTTAGTCATTCCAGTATATCCAGATAATAATACTTTACTATCGCGAATATTGTATTTAGGAAAAACAACGTAATAAAATGAGTCTCTGAGAGTTATTTTACTGGCTTCACCTTGTAGAGGATTGTGAGATATGTTAATACTAGAGATATCTAAATGACGACCTCTTTGAAATGCTATGTCTCTCAAATCAAAATAAAGTTTTCTAAATCTTTTATCAATTGAATCAATATCGTCAAAAATAAGCACTGAACCTTTAGGAATATCTTCTATTTCAAAAGGCTTTTTGCTATCAAAGTCTTGCTCGAATGTTTCTAGTTTAATATAAATTAGGTTTTTTAATTTGAGTGAAACATCCTCTTTAAAAGGCGATAGAATGAAAATTCCCGCTCCTTTCTTAACTTTATTGACTTTTAAAAATTGCCCCACGAAAAAAGTCTTACCAGAGCCAGAACCCCCCACTACAAGCATTCTAAAGCTAGGTTCTGTAATTATTGGGAAGAGTTCTGTATCATTTCCAAAGTCCAAATACCTTTTTAAAGACTTATCAACGTAATCAATGCCACTTGATAGCATCTTAGATTTAGTTCTGTCAGGTAAGTCAGTTAAACCCTCTTTATAAGCATCAGCCAATTCAGTGATTTCGCTAGTTTTCAATTTGTCCAATCTCGCTAAATATTCCTTAAATATTTTGATTTTTTGCTCTTGGGTGGTATCGATATCTGGCGGGGTTTCTCTCAAAGCATCTTTATAATAAATATTATGGTTTTTATTACCATCTATTATAGCAATCGGCGAGCCACTTTTTAAAGATAACATTCGATAATAATATCTTTGATTATATTAATATAATAAGATAAATATTAATATGAAAAAACCTATTTTTAATAAGTTCGTATGGGTGGGTTTTGGTAGCATTGCTACCACATTGATGGAACTTTTTAACCTAGAAGGAGAGTATCACCATATTCCGAATATTATCATCGAGCCCAAAACTATAGCACATCCCGAATTATTTGATAAGCGTGAAGTTGTTCACATTCAAACCGAGTTAACTAGAGCAAACCATAAACGCTTACTGAAAGATATTGATGACAAAACTCTTATTATTGATTTATCGGTAAATGTAGATAGCATTATGTTGTTAGAATGGGCAAAGAAGAAAGGTTCTTATTATATTAATACTAGTATAGAAAACTATGAAGCTGCGCCAAAAAAACATGAAGAGCCACTAACATATGATGATATTAAAGCTAACACACTCTACCATCGAGAACTACTAGCTGAAAAAGTAATGAAAGGCACCGCAAAAAGTCGATTTTTAAACTGTGGTTTTAATCCAGGGGCATGTCAAGCGTTTTTTAAGCGAGGAATACGAGAATATGCTAAATTAAAAGGCGTAAAAATGATAAAAGGAGACTATGCCCGCTTATCTCATGAACTAGGCTTAAAAGAGGTATTTATAGCTGAATATGATAGCCAGAAGACTAGCTTAAAACCAACAAAAAAAAAATTTTTAAATACATGGTCGTGTACCGGATATGAGTTAGAAGCAAGCGATGAGGTGATGTTATCACTAAATAATGAAGATATTGCTGAATTAGAAGAGAAAGGAGTTCATTTAATTAAGCCAGATGAAGGAAAAGCCCATAATATTAGGTTTTTAGCGGATAGGGGTATGAATGTAAAACGGAAATGTATGACACTAGACCATGATGGAAATCCTTTTGAATATGATGGCATGTTAATCCCTCACGCCGAGATATGTTCATTATCAGAATTCCTTCAGTATAAAGGCGATGCCCCTAGTATAATGTATGTTTATAGATCTAGTGATGTGTCAATAAAATCATTAGATTATTTGCGAAAAAATAATTATAAAGTGTTGCCTGAGTATCATGTTTTAGAACTAGATGAAATACATGCCGGAGGATGGGATAGTATTGGGGCTTTAATGACATTTGAAAATGGTGAAAAGGTTTGGTGTGGTTCTGTGTTATCGGTTGAAGATGTTAAAAAGCTAGGTTTCAAAATAGGAGCTCCCACCGGAGTACAAGTTGCTTCATGGTTAGATGGATGTATTAAATACATGAATAAATACCCTAAAGAAGGTCTAAATGAAGCTGAAACCCTACACCACAAGGAGATTTTTAAAACTGCTGATAAGTATATGGGTAATATATTTTTCAAGGTTCTTTAATTTAAACAAAAACTGAATAATACTGAATAAAATGGATTACAAAAACGGCAAAATATACAAGCTTGTCAGTGATTTTACTGAAAAAATATATATTGGTTCAACATGTAGCCCATTAAGTAAAAGACATTATCAACATATTAAAGCTTTTAATACTGGTAAAAATAGATGTACATCAGTGGAACTTTTAAAACTTGGAAAAACACGAATTGAACTTATTGAAGATTTTGCGTGTGAGCGTAAAGAACAATTATATGCTAGAGAAGGCTATTTTATAAAGTTAAATAAAGATATATGCGCTAATAAAGTTATTGAAGGAAGAACGCGAAATGAATACATAAATGACAACAAGGAAGTAATAAGTCAAAATTGGAAAGATTATTATACCAAAAACAAAGATAAATTGAAAGAAAAGAGAATATTATATATTGCGCATAATAAAAAACTTATAGCTGAACAAAAAAAGAAACACAGAGCCGAAAAAATTACTTGTGAATGTGGTGATATAATAACTTTAGGCGCTAAATTTAACCATCTTAAAACTAAAAAACATAGTACATTCATTCAATTACATAAAAAAGATAACTAGCATGCTAATATAAAAAAGTTTGAGTAGAAGCATCTGACATTGTAGGCTTTTTAGGCACTAATAGCTGTAGCTGTAGTTGAATTAATTCTAAAATTGTAT